CTATCTTTGTTTTAAGTTCGTTTTCGATAAAGAAGATAACGCCTCTAGCTCCATTCTTTGAATCCTTAGCCTTAGACAAGATAAAGCTAACAACATCTTTAGAAAAAGATACTGTTGTGCCATTGGTCTTTAATGAAGCCTTGATTGATTCAAGTTCTGTTTCAGCGATCTTAACCAAAGACTCATCTTTCAAATGATCAAAAATGATTACGTCGTTTAAACGAGCTAAGAACTCTGGTCTAAAAAATCTTTTTAATTTCTCTTGAACACTGTCTTTAGAGATGACCTCTTCTGCTGGAGCGCAAAAACCAATTTGTTTGTTGTCGCCGAACTGAAAGCCAACGTTGCCAGTCATGATCAAAATGCAGTTCTTAAAATTGAGCTTTCTACCGTGCGAATCACTGAGTTCTCCGTTGTCCATTACTTGAAGAAGTATATTAACAACATCTGGATGAGCTTTTTCAATTTCATCGAACAGGAAGATAGAAGATGGACGCTTCTCTAGTTGCTTGGAGAAGATGTTTGACTGGCCGTATCCAACATAACCGGGCGGTGAGCCGATAAGCTTAGAAACCGAATGAGGCTCCATAAACTCTGACATATCAATTCTTACGAGACTTTCTTCACCGCCAAAGGCTTGTCTAGACAATGCTTTAGCTAAGTGAGTCTTGCCAGAACCAGTTGGACCAACAAACATAAAACTGCCAAGAGGTTTGCTGGTAGATGACAACCCAAAGGAAGAGCGTAAAATACAGTCGGAAATCTTCTTTAGGGCGGCATCTTGTCCAAAAACGTATTTCTTTAATTCATTATGTATATTTCTGAAATTAGAATCTTGAGCGTTGGTGTCGATTATAGACCCAACTTTTTCGCAGAGGACTTGATAAACGTCTTTGCGAGTAGCTGTCACTTTTTTGTTTTCTTGCAGCTTCATCCAAGATTCAAATTTTACTTTGTATTCTTTAACAATACTGTTAATCTGAATACTTTTAGATTCCTCAGACTCAAACAAACCTTCGGACTGCTCTAATTCATAAATCATAGCTTCGATCTTTTTGATCTCTTCTGACCTAGCGTAAGTCTTGATTTTGACTTTAGCTCCAACTTGATCTAGAATATCAATAGCTTTATCTGGGAATCTTCTATTAGGAATGTACTTAGCGCATAGTTCGATTATGTCACTGAGAGTTTTATCAGGGAACTGAATCTTATGGAACTCCTCGTAGTATGGCTTAATGTTCTTTAAGATATTAAGGGTTTCTTCTTTGCTCGGCTCTTTGACAAATACAGTCTCAAACCTGCGATTCATTGCGGAATCCTTTTGGAAGAACTGCTCGTATTCTTTTTGGGTGGTTGCGCCAATGCAGCTAATCTCATCAGTAGCAAGATAAGGCTTTAGGATGTTAGCTGTATCTAAAGAACCTTCGTCGCCGCCAAGACCAATCACTGTGTGAATTTCATCAATAAACAAAATAATTGATTTAGCTTCTTTAACTTCCTTTAATACTTTATGAAGGCGCTCTTCAAACTGACCTCTAAGATTAGTGCCAGCAATCATTGCCGTCATATCTAACTGCATGATTGTTTTACCTAAAAGGAATTCAGTAGATTCGCCACTAATAATCTTCTTGGCGAGTAGTCCAACAATTGTGCTTTTGCCAACACCAGCTTCACCAACAAGAATCGGATTGCGCTTTTGCTTACGGCAAAGCACTTCTGATACTTGAGCAACTTCGGCATCACGAAAACAAGCATTGTCAAAATCACCGTTCTCAGCTTTCTCTGTAAAATTTATGCAAAAATCTTTTAGAACGCTGCTGGACGTAGAAGTTGCGGTTTGAGTGGACAACTTTTTTGTTGGATTAGAAACAGTTTTGCAACCAGATTCAATCTCGCTAGTCAAAAAGATAACGTCAACGCCTTGAGATTTGAAAAACTTCTTAGCCCAAGAAGAATGGCGAAGCATAGAAAGAAACAAATGCTCTACACCAGTATAATTTTGATTGTAAAAACGAGAAATCTTATATGATTCTTTTATTACCTTTATAACCGAATCGGTATAATCTACGTTAGACTTTTTGCGCTTTCTTTCTGGAAGTTCCTTTTCTAGTCGGCTAACCAGTTCAGACGGAAGCACTTTTATCTGCTTAAATGCGTTATCAACAATCATAGATTGCGACGAAAGCAAAGCGTAAAGCATAAAAGACTCGTCAATTTCGACGTAATTATAGCTTAGACATTTTTGCTTAGCGATGTCTAAGAGTCTTTTTACTTTTGGAGTGAAGTTAACGTCTTCCACTTTATTCATTTTACACTTTTATGATTGTAAGTCAGATAATTTAGTATATATTTTTTCGTTTAAAATACTTAACGAGTCCAAAAAGATAGAGTCATCGGATTTATTTCCGTAGAGAATGACAATGTCGTCTTCTTGCGGTGTTTTACCGCCGCCTTCGTAGTAGCGAGTGAGCTTGTCTTCCCTGCCGTCCATGAGGCGGCAAGACATTTGCCCGTATTCGTCAGAGATTTGGATGAATAGATATTTGTTTCCATTTTTACTTGTTTTCTTTTTAGCTTCTTTGACTACGCCAACGATCTTCACTGGCTGGCGAGCATCTAACTGGGAAATCTCGTAGGTTGTCAATAGTCTTTGCTCATCTTCTTCTGAAAAGACCTCTCTTAGTTTGTGAGTGTAGCTATAACCGAGCAACTTCTTCTCGAAAAACCAGTTCGCAAACTTCTCGTGAGTTTTGTTCATCTCGTAAATCTTCTTATACGAGTCGTACTTAGCTCTGAACGTAGTGAAACGCTTTTCAGTCATGAAAGGTTTAGCGTCGTCACCAGCAAGTTTGTTATTAACTAGATCAGCTATAGCTTTGAGAACGTCAAAATTATATTTTGCAGCAACAAGTTTAATGTTTCTCTTTTCTCTATCGCTAAGAATGTTGTAAGACTGAGCTTCAAGAACTAGTCGGCAACGCCTATCTCCAAAGCTAGAAAGTGTTCCAGCTTGAATAAGAGAAGACAAGACGCCGATATTAAGACCAGCTTCTTTTGCAGCGTCAAAACAATCAACTTTATCTGAAAACTCTTTTTGTCTAAAAGATAAAAGATTTTGAAGAACTTTATCGGAAACACCTTTGATAGCGTTTAAGCCAAATCGAATGTTCTTTTCTTCAATCTCAAAGTCTGATTTCGATTTAACCAAATCAGGAGAAAGAAGCTTAATATCAAAGAAAGGCAGCTCTTGCGATATAGCTTCGATTTCTTCGTGAGGGCTAGGCTCGTGCTTAGATGATTTTAGCAAAGCCAAAAAGAACTCTTGAGGATAATTGAATTTAAGATAAGTCGTTATTGCGCTTAATGTTGCATATGATACAGCGTGAGAAGCGTTGAACGAATAATTAGCACTATCTTCTGCGACCTTCCAAAGAACGTCAGAGATAACAGGGTCTAAGTTATTCTCTTTGATCTTGTTAGAAATCTTTTCCTTCCAAGCTGGCATTTCACTAACCTTCTTTTTGCCAATGATGCGGCGAACAGTTTCAGCTTCATCAAGAGTAAAGCCTACTTTAACTACCATCTTCATTAACTGTTCTTGGAAGATTGGAATACCACCTGTTACGCCCAAAATATCATCAAAGAATGGATGAACAGACTGGAAGTTGCCAGTTTCAACATACTCGGCGTATTGATTCATGAAATCCAACGCGCCTGGCCGTGCTAGAGCCAACACACAGGCCAATTCAAAGAGATTGCGAGGCTTGACCTTCTTGCATACATGAAAGTTGGTATTGGCCTCAATTTGGAACAGTCCTTTGGGGTTAGATAAGTCTTGAAAGTATTTGTAGGTAGATGAGGAGTCGTAATCGAGAGTTTTAAAGTCTAAACCTAGTTTCTGACAGGTTTCATAAACTACGGACAAGGTTCTAAGACCAAGAATATCGAACTTAACGGTGATTTCAGAAATGTTGTTCATTTCATAAGCACTAACAAGCTCGCCTTCTCCTGTCTTTTGAAGAGGCATAATGTCCTCGTTGTTGAAGTAAGAAATCGAAATGCCAGAAGGATGAACGCCACAGTTCTTATTTAAGCCTTCTAATTTTTTAGCAATTTTAAATACCTTTGGATGAGAGTCGCAGAAAGCTTTGAACTGTTCGCTTTGTTTATATGCGTCTTTAAGAGCAAACACCTTTCCGAATTGTTTGGGGATAACATCGCTAACGGCGTTCACTGCGTCTTCATTCATTTCTCCTACAATCTTACCGCACTCTTTAACGCAGAGTTTACCAGTAAGAGTGTTCATGGTAAGAATCTTACAAGTTTTGCCAGAGTATTTGGCTTTGATATAATCAATAACTGCTTGGCGTTTTGAGAACTCAATGTCATTATCTACGTCAGGCATCAAAGAACCATCAAGATAAGTTACTCCATCAACTACGATCTTCTTCGCTCTGCTCTTAGAAACGAATCTTTCAAATAGCAAGCCGTGTTCGATTGGGTCAACATTCGTGACTCCGACCAAGAACAAGATCAAAGAACCTGCGGCAGAACCACGACCGTAACCAGTAGGAATACCGTTCTCATGGGCAAAGTTCATAATGTCCCAATTGAGTAAAATGTAATCAACAAAGCCAAGCTCATCAAAAACGCTAAGCTCCATTTTAGCTCTATCGTAATAAGCCTGTTTGTTCTCTTTCTTGTCGATGCCTTTTACCTTGACCGCCTTTAGCGAGAGCTGACGAAGGAATTCAAGATTAGAGCAATTTTCTTCAATGCCAAGATTTTTGTAATGGCGACTGTCGATCTCGATCTTTGGAAGCCGAACGCCCGGTGGAATCGGGTTTTTGTAGTCTGTGAATTTGTCAAGCATTAGATTTCAACCTCCGAGATTTGACGACGAAAGATTTTATAATTCATTTTAATATCGTACATCGCGTTATGCAGCATTGCTGGATCATGCTCAATTGCATAATGCTTCAACAGAAAAGCCTGACTTGTTTTGATTCCTTTTTCAAAGTGGTTCATGAGTTTCATCTGCCAACAAAGAAAATCTCCGTCGTTAGGTTTAACTTGTTTAAAGATAGACATAGCTAACGCTCTTGTGTCAATCATTCTGCTCAAGAAGCTCCAGTCGTTTTGAATACCCAAGCCATTCATAAGAGTGTTCAAAATGTAAATATCGTAATTTAAGATGTTCTGGCCAACAAGAATAACGTCCTTGTCATAAAGAGTTTTGGCGAATTTCTTCCAAACCTCCATAGGTTGTTGCGCTTTTCTTAAATAAGCTTCTTTATTGAAGTTCGTGATCTTGGCGGCACCTTCCGACATATTCAGATCTTCAAACAAGATAAACTCGTCATGCTCTTCAATGATCTCTTCTCCTTGGCAAATAATCCAAGATAGTTGCCAAGGGCGTGATGACGTTAACGACAAGCCTTCTGTTTCCGTGTCAAACACAGCGAACTTCTGATGTTTATTATTTCTTAAAAGTGTTTTCATTTTGACTCTTTCCAAGATTGAAAGCAGAATTCTTTACTGGCGCAACCGTTAAGTTCTGGAGCGGATAAGGTTTGAAACTTGCCCATGCGCCGATTACAAGCTATCTTATAAGTTACCCAAGCATCATAATCACTTCTGTTCTTGTAGTAGATAGACTTGGTTTCAATGATGTTACCTTTCTTAGCGTAACACGAAACAAAATCAGCGATATGCTTATCGAAAGGAAGTTTGTTGTTCTCTACGAAGTATGTGTGATGATGTTTATCAATAAAATCAGGTATGCAATTTGAGAAAGTATAATGATTGTTCCATACATACGAATCATAGAAAGGTATAACAAGATGAACATCTTTGGTGATTAGGTTACTTAAATCTTCGCTTGCTATAACTCCGTCTTTCACTGCGTTGGTGAAAGTATAAATTTTATTTAATTGTCTAAAGCCTTCGTCATTCAAAGCGAACAAGACGACTTTATGTTTCGATGATTCAACTGTGTCGTAGCTGTTGCAAACAGTTAAACGAATACCGAACTTGAGAGAAAGCTGGTTTGCTCGGCAGGCTTTAAATGCCGACAAAAAACCAGTGAAAGAATCCTCGACCAAGAAAACTTCTTTAAGACCATTTTCGAGAGCAATAGAAATGATGCTGTCTGGCCCATCTTCTTTCTGCTTTTCTGGCTCGGCTAAAGTAAGGATGCTTTTTCCAACGGAAAAGTGAGACTTGAATAGCGGTATCATTAATCCAATAATTCAGACAATTTCAAAGCTGTCAAGACTTATTGTGTCTTGGGCATCCAGAGTAATGCTCTTTTGTAACTTTGTCGGTTTCTTTCGCAGTCTTAAAAGCTTCGTCCATATTCTCCTCAGAGAAAGTTTTTATGATGGTGTTGTTTTTGTCGCGGAGAGCGTAATAGTTGTAGGCGAATTTATACGGACAATGCCACATCGGGTTGCCGTCTTTCTTTAGCTGGCCCTTAAACTTTGCAAAACCGCAGGAAAGCTTACCGCTAAAAGAGCCGTCTGACGGAATAGGTTTATCCGCTGCGAAATTTGAGTGAGCGTCACTTTCAGAAAAACCGTCGATAACTTTTTGAATCTCGCAAAGCTGATCTTCAAAATCAGAAAGCTCTTGATCTGATAAAGCTGGCATTGTCAAAAGCCCATCGCCACCGCGAGAAACGTCAAACTTCAAGAACAGAAACTCCATCTTAACTTTGTGATCTGGATTAAGTTGTTTTGAAGCAAGAGTGTACATCAAGTGCTGCAAATTATCTTCGGCATCTTTTCCCGCGAAAACTGCTTTGCTGGTTTTGTAATCTCTTACAGTAGAAGAATTATCAGAGTAAACGAACTGACGATCAATAAAACCTTTGATGCGGTATTTTTTATCATTTTTATCTACTGTAAGATCAAACGATCTTTCGTTAAAATCTTGAATAGGCTTCTGCTTCTTATCCCCAAAGAAATCATACTTCAAGCCTACGAGAGTCATCTCTCTAATCAGCTTCATGTTTTCAGGGTCAGAAACTCGGTTTCTACGGGCGCGCTTTAGCGTAAGCGACTTGATCGAAGGAATAACGAAAGGGTCTCCTTCTTTGATTATCTTGTTGACATATTTCTTTCTGCTGGGCTTAGAAAGCATTTCGAGAATCAAGTGAACAACGTCCCCACGATTTGCGCCATCGTTAGACGAGTCAGGAAGCTTTAAAACGTAATTGCACCAGTAAGACCAGCTGCATTTGTCTAGCGTCTTAATTCTACTGGCGGATAAAGCTGTTAATGGTTTAGACAAGTGAGTCCTTTAGTTCTTCTGCTTTTTTAATTAACAGGCGATTAAAATCATTCTGGCAAGCTATTTCGTATATTTTTTTAATTTGAGCTTCTTTATTTATCATTTTATCATTCCATTTATCAAATATATCATCTTGCCCTTCGTGCTTTAGTAAGTTCATATCGCTAAAATCATTAGCCAAAGGAAGCTTAATAGACAGTTTAGTATGATCAAAAACAGAACAAAGCTGCAAGTACGACTTGCAAGATGAAACTAATCCGTGATTAAACTCGCTCTTTGAATCGTTGTTGTAGGAAATAACGATCTTGTCGGGATTAAGTTCAACAAGAGCTGAACAAAGCTTAGACGAGATTCCTAAACCAAATGTAACCAAGTTATTTGAATAGCCGTTTTCGTAAAGAGCCATACTGTCACCAATGCTTTCTACGATAATAACAGTTCCAGTTTCAGCGATTTTCTCTCTAACAGTTTCAATACCGCCTCGTTTAATGTGAAGAGGATAAACCCAATTTGTTTTTTTACCCATGTGCTTCCACTTTGGAAAGGTAGAATCCTTATCCCAAACTGTAGCTCTAGCGGAAAACCCATGAATATCTCCTTGAGAATTATAAATAGGAAAAACAATTCTTCTGAAAAGCTGCCCAGCAGTAGCGTAACCGCATTTATAGAAATTTAGAGTATCTGGAGAAATCATCTTCTTAGAATAAAAATCTAAATGAGGAAGAAGGTTCTCTAGTATTGATTCTGGATAGATTTTTTCCATTTCGATTTTCTCTTTAACTTCGTTAGATATGATATCTTGAAGATCAAATTTTACATACTTATCTATCACTGAATCATCTTTTGTATTCAGAGTAAGAGAAATTAGCCTCTTGATCGGGAAGCTTTTGTCTCCGCTAGCAAAGTCTGTCCATACGCCGCTGTTCTTGTAAATCTTTAAAGCTGTAGCGTTATCACCTCCACGATAAATCGCAGAAGAGCGCCAGTAGCTGCCGCAATCTCTTAGATTATAACCTAAAGATTCTAGCGAGCTTTTAAGCTGCGTAGGATCAAGGGTTAAAGTTTGGGACATCGTCTTGTTCATTAGAGGCTTCTGGTCTTGTTATTCCTGTATCCATTGAACGAACAATATCGCGCAAATCTCCATGCTCGGTAACGTCGAAATTATTAAAGCGAAGATTGATAAAGTTACGGCGCAAATTTCCGTCTGGCATACGCACAGGCTCAACTGCGCCAGCAATGTCAGAACCCAAGAAACGATTCTTGATAAAGATCAGTTTATGAGTGCCGAAATCATTTCCGTCTTCCATTCTTTCGTCAACTGTCTTGTTGCGGAGAATTGCCATATGAGAACAATAGTGAACGATACGGTCAGACATAGACACGATACTTTCATCATCGTTAATATCGCTAGCGTTACGGTTAGTCGTTACGCCACTTCTATTTGACTGCACAGAAGTGAACATTGCCACCAAAGGTTTATGATCTTGAACTAAGTCGCGTTGAATAGTTTTCTTAAACTTATCCAACATATTGCCGATTACTTGCCATTCAGATTTGTCCTTATCAGAATCAGCAGAAGGCTTAATGTAATCGAAGCTAAAGATCATCTTGTTGCCGCGACCAATCTTTGAGTAGTAAAATCTCTTCAAGGTATTAACCATTTGATCAGTAGTCATTCCTCCTACATTGTAGTAATAGAATTTAAGATTCTTCACTTTAGTCCAAGTAGCGCGAACACGATCAACAATTTCAGATCCAGCCTTACGCCAAAGACCGCTTTCAAGAAGATGAACAGGAACGTGACTCAGAGCGGCGCACTGACGCATGATAACTTCTTCTTTGCTCATTTCGCCGTTATCAAAGTGGAGAACTGGAACATCGTACTCTGCCGAAACTTTTGTGCAGAAATTCAAAGACAAAAGAGTTTTACCTACGCCAGAGCGGGCAACGATAACAGTGATATTACCGGGTCTTAAAAGGGACCCGTAAATCTTGTTAACTGTCGGGAATGGACCCATAAGGCCAAACTCAGTAATCGGATTGTTACCGCGATCTTCAATGATAGACTCCATTTCTTCAAAAATGTTAACAGGCTTTTCGTCATTATTTTCATATAAATTAATTGTTTTATTAAAGGATGAATCGGCTTCTTCAATGATCTTTTGATAAGAAGCATCAGGAGCCATTCTTTTCATCTTATCCGCAACATCCAAAGCCGACTTGTGAATCGTGCGGCGAATAGAATATTTCTTAATCTCTTTCGCTGCGGCAACTGCTGTTGTTGGATTAGTCTTTCTGACAGCTAAGGAACGACAATAATCAAAGACATTGATGTTGTCTTGAAAAGAGACGCCAATTTCTTTAATGCGTTGAGCTATAATTACTTCATCTATCTTCTCGTTGGCCTCAAGGCATTTACGAATGATATGATAAATCGTTTTGTGAACAACGGTGGACTCTGAATAGAAATCAGATTCAGATACAAAGTCGCAGACTTCTGCGTAAGTATCTGGATGCTGAATCAGTCCAGCTAAAAACTGCTGTTCTACTTCTAGTGAATAAAGCATTATTCGTTATCGTCCGAAATTTCTGTGGAGTCTTCGTTAAGCCATTCTTCCATAGCTTTTTTAAGACCAAGAGAAGTTAAAACTGAATCGAAGCGAGTGTAGATTTGAGGAGTGCCGTTCTCAGAGCAGATACAAAGAACAACGCCTTTGTACGAATCCGCGCCGCCAGACATTTCATAAATCTGCGCGACCATTTCGACTGGAAATTTGAATTCTTTATTTTCGTTATCTTTTTTGTCTTTAGGTTTCTTCATAGTTCTACTCCTTGTTTTGAGAAAATCTCATGGTTGATTTCCTCGTCTTCGTAAATCTCTACGAGCAAGATTCCGTTTGTCAAGCAAAACTTCATCTTTAAATCGTCTCTCTTCAACTGCGCGAGCCAGTTGAGTCGATTGTTATTGTGGAAAAACTTGTTAAACTGCTGATGCTGTTTGCCTTGAACTTCTACTGCGATTTTTTTATTCGCGTTGTAGAAGTCCAAAGACAAACGTGTTCCAGCAACACGAAGCTCTTCAAAGACAATATCGTGTTTCCAGTAAGAGAATAAAAATTGTTTTACTCTCCATTGAACTTTGCTTCTGGATTTGGCTTTCCAATTAATTAAGAAATTTTTAGAGTTTTTAATTAATTTTTCTTTGCCATTAAGCGTTTTGAATTTCATTAGAAGGATCACTAGAAATCATGTCCACAAAATGCTTGTGGAGGATTTTAGTTAATTTTTCATTACCTTCAATGAAAGAGAACAGTGCGTTTTCGCCTTGGAACTTTTCTGGAATCTCGATATTGTTAGAAGAGCAGATTTCCTTTAAGTCTTGGGAAATATAATACCAAGCTCCAGAGCGTTCGACCATTTCCCAAGTCAAGAGCATATCTACGATTTCTTTTTCAAGCCAAACAGAACGTCCATTAGTGCGTCCGTACTTGATCGGATAAGTGATGCGATTCTTGCTCTTTTCGTTTGGACTCTTCTTGATATAGATTTTGCAGTAATGACCAATGATGGGATTCTTTATTGGATCAGATTTCTTGATAGCTGGGTCTTTCAGAATAACGTCGCCTTCAAAACGAGGCTCAAACTCGAAAATGAAATTGGCGAAGTGCAGCAGAGCATTACCACCAGTAGCGGATGTTTGGCGAATAGGAGCTTTGCTATATGGGTCGAGTTGAATATCGCTTCTGACTTGAGAGATAAAGATTGCCATGTGACCGCGTTTGGTCAGACCAATAGACATACGCTTCATAAAGTCCGACGCAATTACAGCACCGCCAGCGACTTTCTTAGAGTCTTCAAAGTTTTTATTCAAATCTCCTTTGGAAATTAATCCGTCAACAGAGTCCAGAACGAACATATACTTAGCCTTGTCTTCGTTGAACTGAACCAACTGGCGCATTGCATCTACAGCTGTCTCGTAAATATTGCACTCAAATACGAAACAGGTTCCAACATCCCAAGATTCAGCGTCAAAAACAAACTTAACACCAGAACGTTTTTGCATTTCATCAGAAAGGCGACCTTCTGCTTTGATGAAAAAGCCTTTTGAATTTGGAACTGTATTTAAGAAGTTACGCATAACTTCAAGAGCGGCAGATGTTTTG